AAACATTTCAGCAAAATCTACTGTTCCATTTTCCATATCACCACCTGTACCAAAAATAATAATCTGACCTGTTATATATTTACCTGCTTTTAATGTAGGTTCAATAGCCATATAAGCATCTTTCAAATTAGGAAACTTACCTGCTTCCTCTAACAATACATATACAGCATCTTTACCACGAGCAGCATCTGGATTATCTTTAAAAGTAAGAGCTAACACTTGAGATTGATAACCTTTTTCAATAGCTACACCATTTAATACTTCTTTAAAAGATGCTTTCTTATGTTCTTGTTTATCAATATAATCTCTATTTTTTCTCCAACCTGTATGCTCATTAAGAAAATTTAAATAGTCTGACACCATACCCATAGTTCCTTCAGGATATAAATACTTTTTTTCAAAAGCACCAATAATAGAAAGTGAGTTTCTGGTGTTATTATACTTATTAGCAACTTTTGCAGCATTCTTATATGAGTAACCTTTTCTTCTACTTTTACCCACTATAATATGTCTACCACCATCTAAATAATCTTCTGAAATAGATATTGATAAATTTAAATTTTTTAATTCTTCTTTTGTTATTCCATTATATGCAATTTCAGTTGCCCATTGAAAGTTATAATCTCCATCCCAAAAGTCAGGAAAATTTACAACCTTTTTAGCTTTTCTACCATTTGCATTTTTTTCCACCCTTAACATAGGGCAAAAATTTAAATAAAAATAATGGTCACCTGTTATTCTTGCTCCTCCTACTTCATACCCATTAATACACCTATTTAATTGTTGCTCCCAATAATTAACCCAAGAAGGAGAACCCCAAGGGTCAGGACAATAATATCCATATTTTTCAAAGTGTCTTGCTTCTTCTCTAAATACTTCTGTGTTTATCCAATGACCATCTTTGTTCCTTATTGAGTTTACTTTGCTCATTTGGTGTTATTTTTGTTTTAAACTCTTTAGGTCTTTTTTTAGATAGGTGATGCTTTTTCAGAGGGTTGAGATGTAACATACTTTAATCTATAAATAGTGTGAGCAATTAATTCATGAATACTATCTATTTGATTTAAAATATAACCTTCACTAAACATCATTCTTCCTTTTTCAACATTACTGTACAAATCTTCCATGTACATTAAAGGGTTAGAAATATTACTAGCACTAAAAGATAAAGTAAGTTGTCCATATTTACCCATAACTGTTTCAGCAAAAGTATCTATTACATCTTCCAATCCTTCATAAAAAATACCTAAAGCATTATGTACAGCAGCTCCTCTACTTCTTTGTTCAATGTGAGTAATATGAGCATCTTCTTTAGCTTTAAACAATAAAGAAATAAACTCACTAGGTCCACCCATTATAACATCTTTTTTAATAGGCTTCATAATTTCAGTATCAAAAGCCTCAATTAACTTATTAACTTTCATTGATTTATAGTTTTATCTTTCAAAATAATTAATTTCTTTTCCTGATTTTGTTTTAGAAGATTCATAAACTTCTTGTTCTACCCTTTCTTGTAAATCAGTCATTGATTTTAAAACCTCATTAGCGGATTTAAGAGCAGGTATAACTTCACTAATTTTATATACAGGTATTCCTTTGTCAGTTTTTTCACTAAAGTCTATGTTTTGAAAAAATTTAATTGTTTGTTCTATTCCTTGTTTTACAGCATTAAAATATCTCATTGAGGGAGAAGCTTGTTCTAAAAATTCCTGATACTTTTTTATACCTATTTCTACCAATTCATTAATTTCATAAGTTTCTTCTTTCCACAATCCTTCAATTATTTTAACTCCTCTTATTTCTTCTGAATAACCTGAGTAAGGATTTGATTTTTTAGGCGACACTAAAAAGTAAATATAACTTAATTCTTTTATTGCTAGTTCTTTATTTTTTGAGTTATCTCTTTCCCAAATTTCTTTAAATGGAAAAATTAATAATATCTCTTTAGTAGGTTTAACAATAGAGTTTTCTATTTCAAATATTTCTACTCCCATAACTCAAATATATATGTATTTTAAAATTTTATAACTATTTCATCAATATACTATTTAATTACTTTTTATTCTTGATTTGCATAATACATTTTATCATTATCTTCTGTTACCCATTTTTCATAACCTTCACAATTATAATAATCCTTATTTACTAAATAATCAGGTTTTGCAGGAAACTCTTTAGTTACAAAACTAGGCTCAAACCATTTTATCCTATTATTAGGCTGTAAAGCAATTTGTCCATTATCCAACAATATAACATGATGTGATTTATGTTCTACAGGATCTTCAGCTAAACTTAAATCTGTATTTAAATCATTAGCTCCCCAATTTATTGTAGCATAATAATTACCATCATACCATTTTCTATCTTTCATAAAAACAGAAACCTTTGTATCATAAGTGTAACTAATATGCAATACAGAAAAATTATAACTAAAACAATTCCATATTTGTAAATAATGAAAAGGTAAATCAGGTTTAGGTGATTCAGGTTTAGTCATTAAAGCATGAGAAGGTAATTTATCTCTTACAACTCCATTGTTTAACAACACTTGAAATAATGCAGCTTGTCCTGGCATACATCTTACTGAAACAATTACACCTTCAGTAAATTCACCAAACCCTTTAGTTTGCTGATACATGTATTCATTTCTAACATATACTTTTAATGGAAAAAAATTAGATTCAATATATGCCATATTATTTTATATCAGTTGATTCAATAAGAGTATATGTAAACTCATTACCCCATATATTTCTTGATAATCTACATACAGACATAAACTCATTAAAATCCTTTACTCTTTTAAACACCTGACATCCTTCAGACCAATTTTCTACATAAGTAGATTCAGTATAAGGATTTGATTTATGAATGTTAATACCAAAAACTCCTGATACTTCATCAACATAATCATACTCCATATCTTTATTTCTATCTCTCCAAATCTTTACAGGTTTGTTTTGACCTAAAGCTTCATATTCATTTCTATGTCTTCTTATTCCATAACAACCTCTATACTGTCCAGGTATTAATATAGCAACACCATTAGGATTAGAAAATTGTAACATTGCTTTTTTTCCAGGGTCTGTAGTTGCTGCCCAACAATAAAACTTCCATTCACCATTTACCTTATAACTCAAAGTAATAAAGTCATCAAATAAATTAGTTACTCTTTTTTTTAAATCCAAGTTTCTAACTCCTACAATATTTAAATTATAATCTCCTTTTTCAAACCAATTATAACCTTTATTTTCTATTGCTTTTTGTATTTGCTCTTTTGTATACATAGTTTATTTTTAAGCTTCAATAGTTCCTTGAATTGATAAAATTTGTTTTTCTCCTTTTTCAAAAATAACAGTAATGTTTTTAGTTATTTTTTGTGATTTAATTCCTCTGTCCAATAAATGAGAAGCAACAGGAGAAGTTTCATATTCTGCTGTTATCTTATTAGTTTCTTTATCAAACTCTGTCAATGTACAACCACAACTTGCTCTAACTTCAACAATCTTAGATTCTCCTAAATATTGAAATTCTGCATTTACTTTTGTTTTTCTATTTACAGTTCCAAAATCATGTATTACTTTATTCCACATATAAAATATTTTTTATAGATTTTCCATTCATAATTACTCATCATTGGAGGATAACATTCACCATGACAATCTTTATTTGCTAATGTTAATGCAGGTATATCACAACCACAAATATCACATTGCCCATTTATAAAACAAGTTTTATCACTTCCTTCCATTAACTTTAATCTCCATTCAAATTGTTCTCTAATATGTTTTCTAATTAGAAATTTAAACTTAGAATAATAAATCTTTTCTCTGGTGTGCCCTTGTATATAATACCAAATATCACTCAGGGTTGCTTCCTTGTTTTTTAATCTTTTTAAATAATTCTGGATTTTTTTCAACATAGTCTTTTAACATTTTTAATTGTTCTAATTGTGAATCATACTCTCTTATACTGCCATATTTTTCTTCTTTCTTTTTTAAATCTTTTTCTAACTTTTTTATTCCATTTAATATCGGAGTAGAAAATATTTGAAAACTTCCAAAACCTTTTATTCTAACATCAGGTAAATCTTTTTCACTCATTCTTTTTCTAAAATATTTAAAAGCTGACATGATTGCTTCATTAAACTTTTCAATATTTACATCTGAATAATCTTGTTTTACTAAATCATAATAATCTTCTACTAATGAATTTCTAGGCATAATCAGAATTTATTAGTTGAAAAAAATATTCTTGCTTTTCACTATTAGGAATTAGCATGCTTAATATTTCATTATCCTTAGATATAAATTTTTTCTCTTTTAATGCCTTTAAATAATTACCTAATCCACCATCAGATAATCCTAATTCTTTCATTACTAATTTTCTAGCAGTAGTACCAAATCTATCTTTAGCAATATCTCCTTGTAATGACATAAACAATGCAAGTATTTCTAATTCTTTAGGAGTTAATTTAATAGGCAATAAAGCATTAATAATAGATAAATGTATAATAAAATATGTTTTAGAATCTAATACAAGTTTTTTACTAAGTGCTTTCATAAATACTCTTTTGCTACAAAAGTAATAAAAAAGAAATTAGAGTTGTTTGTAAAAGGGTGTAAAATTTTAGTAAAAAAATTTTTTGGTAAAAAAAATAATGTTATAAGGTTAGTTGATTTGTGATTCCCCTTAGTTGGTGACCCCCCAGGTCACCAACTAAGGAATACTCCCCCCACTTAAAAATAAGAGGGCAAAAAAATTGCCCTCTTATTTTTACCATATCCTTTCTTGACTGTACTTTAATTTATTTTTGGACAACAATGTTGTTGTCTTAACCCTTAAAACTTTACAACATGCCTAAATTCATTAGCATTGAAGATTTCAAGGCAACTTTTGAAGTTGCTAACATGAAAGTTGTTGCTAATGCAAAGACAAATAAACTGTCTTTGCTTGTTGATGGTACTGACTTTGTCAGATGCCAACAAACCATTGACAACACTTTGCCAATGGCATTCATCTGTGAAGATGATGCTGACTCCGATGATATGGGGTCATGGTGTCTCATCAACACCAAAGAGGGGGCAAGCCCTCTAAGCACTAAGTTCGAGATATAATCTCGAACTTAGTACACACAAGTGTGGTTAATCATACCACTTAAACAGGAACTGGAAACCTGGCTTGTGTGTTACACTTAAACAATCCTTCTTTAACTTTATTTTTATTTATGTTTGATACTCTCATCCAATTGCAGGTGTTTGCCTTAAAACTTAATGGACATCAGGCTAAAGATAACCAACATACAAGGGTTGCAACCTTGTGAGAGTATTTTATTAATATTTGATATTATTTTTTTACTTTAAAACTTAAGGACATGACTGAGAAAGAAAGAGAAATAGCAGACACAGTTGCTGCTACAATTATCATTGTAGGATTATTAATGTTAATAGTCTTACCATTTATTAATATATAAAGAGGTTAAAACCTCTTTATATATTAGTTCCTTTTTTAACTTTACTTTTATTTATTAACGATATTTTATTTAACTTAAAACTTTACAATTATGGCAACATTTATGAGCGTTAATTCTTTTAAAGAAAGATTTGAAATCACTACCATGAAAGTGGTAGAAAACGCTAAAACAGGCAAATTGTCTGTTTTAGTAGATGGTACAGATTTTATTAGATGCCAACAAGGCATAGATTCATCAAAAGAATTAGCCTTTATGGCTAATGAGGATGAAGAGTCTATGGACTCTTGGTGTTTGATAAATGTGAAGAGGGAAAGTCCACTTACAGACAAGTTTAGTCTGTAGGTGGATAGAAGCTAAGAGTTAACAACTCTTAGCTTTTTAGTTTTTAAATATCCTTTCTTCACTTTACTTTTATTTATTTACGATATATATTAAAACCTTTCAACCTTTAAAACTTTAAAATTATGACAGTAGAAAAAATTCAAGAGATGACTTTCAATGAAATCATTGAAGCATCAAGAAAACACCTAAGATTAGAGAATAGAAACTATTCTCTAACTGAATTGCGTAATTTGTTAATTATCAAAGCAACAAATGGAAAAAAAAGTAGCAAATATGTTGGTCAGCTCTGTGCTGACCAAATATGGCAATTGCTTTAAACACCCAAAATACTCTGCATTAAATATGCAGAGTATTGCATTTTATTAAATATGTTTAAACACAAGATTACATGGAGTGTTTATTAATCAGTTCAATACAATCTGATCAATTGTATTAAAATATCCTAAACGGGAGGTTTTCTTTATAATGTAAATTATAAAGTTTGGTAGAGTAAAAACCTAATCACCATTGAGCGAGGATAGAACTGAACATATTTTTTATTTTTGGCAGAACACAACTGCTTTAAAGTTATTATATATCCCAAATGGATTGTGTTATGGCAGCATAGGGTAAATCACTAAAAAACATCTTGTAAAGATTTGAAGAGTTTTAATGATGTGATGGAAGTAATAACTTAATTTATGGAGAGAATTACAAACTCCAGTTTCAATTCTTAAAGAAACAGATAATTGTAACATGTTTCTAACAAGTTCATGGATCAAAAACTTGTTAATTTTAATGCACCATAACTCACTTCTCAAGGGTGAGCAGTTGTAATAGGAAGTGATAAGTAGATATGTGATATTAAACAGAAGCGCAATTATAAACTGGTCGGACAGTAATAGTTGGAAAGTACGGCTCATTTAATACATGAAATTCTCTACACACTAAAAAAAAACTATTACAACTGAGTGCATTTTATAAACTTTTGATACAAAACACTAACTCTTATAATCACATAAAGGTGATTGCAGATTTATCTGTTGGTTTGAGTATAACACCCCTATCTGACTGTAGTTTTGTGTTTCCTACAGGAAATCCATGATTATTACCTTGATTGCAAGCAAGTGGTAATAAGTATCAAAAGTTTATTTTTTTTAATAATAGAAGAAAAAGGGAACAAATCCACAAATCTCTTAGAGTAATAAGAATTTCTAGATTCAACTTATTATGCTCACTAGCGATAAAACCTACTCTGAATGGCAGAGTCTTCTATTATTTACTTTCTAAACCTTTAAAACAAAACAATATGAAAAACAATTATGGCTTTAAAACAACAAGAATTAATGGTACTGAAATACATACCATTAGAGTAGCATTTAAAAACAATAATGAAAATGAAAATATAATAAACTTTCATTTATCATTAAATTATAATTTCATTATCACAAAAAATTTAAATGCAAAGCAGGATAGAATAATCTTATCCTATACAACATTAAACTTACATGAGTTTAATCAAGTAAAACAGATTGTTGGTGAATTATGCAAAAAGATTGCACAATTTAACCTTAATCAAAAATACTCTTATGTTTATCCAAAAGTTATATTCTAATTGGTAGAAATACCAATTAGAATTTATTTTTATTTTAACCTACAAAACTAACAAACAATGGTAAAATTAATTTTTATTCTTTTCATCAAATTAGGATATATAACCCCAGAAGTTGAAACCAACGACAATAGACAATTATATACTCTAATAACTCCACAAAAAACATATCACCATGTATATAGAGAAGAAATAGAAAACTATATTCTAACTTCTAAATTTATATACAATGAAGATTTATAATCTTTTACATTTACACTTTTTATTTAACCTTTAAATTCAAAAACAATGAAAAACCTTTTATTCATCTTAACCTCATTTATCTTTTTATCTTGCAAAGCTCAACAAGTTATTGATTTTAAAACAGTAGGAGCATACATGACCACTATTAACACAGAAGAATTTGATTATGTTTCACTTTATGACAACCCAAATGCTAAAGTGTTCATAGTAGAAACTTATTCAGTTTCACAATATCAAGTGCAAACTGTTATAAGAAGTCAAGTAAAAATAAACACAGATAAATACATACCTCAATTCAAGGTAATTAATGACAAAACAGTTGTTTTATCTAACAAAGAATTACCAATTGACAAAGCAACTGAAGTGGAATATATTATAATGATTCCATCAGGCAGAAAAGCCTAACATTAAAAAAGCATTGGTGAGAAATCACCAATGCTTAATTATTAACTTAATTCTAAAACAATAAAACAAACAAATGTAAATATACTTTACAAACCTTTAAAAAGAAAAAAAGTTTGACAAAAAAAGAAAAACATTTTATTATTTAAAATAATTATATTATAATATATAATATTAGTATTACGTTTTTTATTAAAAACCCTCAAAATCTTAAAATATGAAAACTTATCACTTTATACTTATGCTAATTCCCTTTTATGGAATTGCAATAGCTGCTAATTATAAATCACCTTCTAAACCAAAACTACAAGAAGTACATAATGAAAAACAAATCATTAAAGAATTAAATAAAGAATTAGCTACTCCATTAACTAAAGAAACTAAATCTTTAAATACAATTCCCAATCATGTTTTACAATATATTTATACTTATAAAAAAACAGCTATTGAAGAATCTAAACTTTTTAATATTCCAACATCTATAATTCTTGCTCAAGGTATTTTAGAATCTAATAGTGGTAAATCATCACTATCTAAAAAATACAATAACCACTTTGGTGTTAAATACAGAAAAAAAGGTAAATATGTTATTTATGCTGATGATACACCTAAAGATAAATTTCAAGTTTATAAATCTGCATGGTATTCTTATAGAGACCACTCAAAACTTTTAATTTCTTCAAGATACAAACACTTGACTAAACTTAAAAAAACAGATTATAAATCATGGGCAAGAGGATTACAAAAAGCAGGTTATGCTACTAATAAAAATTATGCTAAAATATTAATCCAAATTATAGAACAATATAATCTTACAAAATATGACAAATAACACAGTTCAATTATTAGGCTATTATGGTAGTGATACCATAATAGCTTGTTCAGCATGGACATCTACATCAAGAAATTTAACAGAAGATAAAAAGAACAGAATACCTGCTCTTATATCTAAACTATGGAATGAAGGACATGAAACACCATTTGAAAAAGGTCAAGTTCATTTTTTAATTAATTGTGATATTGCTTCACACATACATTTACTAAAACATAGAATTTCAAGTCTTAATGCAGAAAGTGCAAGATATAAAGAGTTAAAAGAAGATAAGTATTATATTCCTGAAGATTGGATTGTTAAACATGAAGATGAGGCTATTAATACTACAACTTTAAATACCTGGGCATTTTTATTAGAACAATACACTACAAAAGGTAATGAATTATATCATGCAGCATTAATTGATCTTACTCCAATATTAGGTAGAAAAAGAGCTAAAGAATCTGCAAGATATTTTAAAACTTATAACTCTCAAATACAAGCTGATGTAATGTTTAACATGCGTAGTTTTGCTAATTTTCTTAAACTAAGGAACTCTGAACATGCACAATTAGAAATCAGAGAAATTGCACAACAAATGTTAGAATTAGTAAAGAATATTGAAGGTAATCCATTTGAACATACATTAAAAGCTTGGGAATAACTATATTTGTAAAAACAAATAAAATGATAATAGCATTTTACTTCTTTATTGGATTTGTTATATTAATTAATCAATTAACACAATTGATAAAAAATAATTATCCTTTAAAACCTATAACTAAATTTCAAGAACAAGAAGAAGATGCTATTTTTTTATATCCTCATATAAATTCAGAAAATAACAAAGTTGTATTTTTCTATGAAATAAATGATGAAGCAAACTTGCAAGTCATTATATTAAAAAAAGATACAATTGTTATTCAAGAAATAATATATGGTTCTAAATATGATTTAATACAAGAAGTAGAAAATGTATTTCCTGATGAGGAAATAAATATTTTTGTATTTAATATGAATTAATTTATAACCCCTCCTTCCTTCACTTTACTTTCACTTATTTTGGACATCAATTTTATAAACCTATAAATTTACAAAACTATGGGATTCTCAATCAATAAGTTCTTATTTGAACCAATAGATTGGCTTGATATTTCTCCCAAAAATGCAGAAACAATCAGGCATTTATTAGAATTTGAGTCTTATGACTCTAAAACATTTATAGCAAAAATGCTAAACAATGAAATACCTATATGGGTATTATTATCCCATAGATGTATAATTGATGGAAAATACAAATTTGTATTTAACATGTCAGAATACAAAGAAGAAGAAATTGGTAGATATATAGCAACAAGATTACAAAATGCTATTGATTCAGATGACAAATCAACCATTAAAAAAATAGCTAGTAATTTTAAACTACCACAAGCAAACAAGAGAAAATCACTAATTGTTAAACTATTACACAAACAAAGAGAAAAACTATACAAGGTAATTAGTGATCAAATGAACTGGAAATATGAAATATTTCCAAATTATATAATTTTCTCAGATATGAGAAAATTTAAGAAACAAGCTGTTTAAGTTTGTTTTAGTTTTAAGGGTTTTTATAGAAAGTTAGAGTCTTTGTAGCAATACAAAGACTCTTTTTGCAAATAACCAACTCTATTATATATTTTAATTAACTATTTTTTCAAAAACATAAAACAACAAAATTATGAGTAACGCAAGCAATGTATCAACAAAAAAAGGTAAAATCACTTTTTCCAGACTTTACACTAACAATTATCAAAAACAAGGGTCACAAACTCTTGAGATTAAACAAATTATCAAAACTGTATCTTCTTACCCAAGTAAGAAATACAATTCTAATTTACAGGATTCTTTATTTTCAGAATCTGATTTTGGAGTAGAAACTAATGTATACACTAGTGAAGAAACTAGAGTAGCTTGGATTTTTGTACCAGATTCAAAAACTGAAGATGAAATTAAAAGAATGGTGGCAGCACTTAGTGCTGAAGCATGTATTTACAAGGTATTATCCAATGAACCAATATTGGATGATAATCAAAAAAGTGCTATACAAAATGGACTAAAAACACTTGACGAGTTTGCTATGAGTCAAGTAGTTAGATATCCTGACACTCATTCTCAAGCAGGTGAATGTATTTTAGATAGTGATGGTAATATTCAATATCGCAGAACATTTTTCTCAAAAACTGCCAAAGAAGATATTGATACCAGAGGAAATGGTAAAACATATGTACCTGAAGAACTTCAAGTAGAAGTTTATGGTGCAAATCAATTTTAATAGTTTATAAAAAAAACCTTACTGTTAGTCACTTTATATAAGATTCTAATATATTTTATTATAATTTTATTAGTGACTATTCAGTAAGGTTTTATTTTTTTTTATTTTAGCCATTCTTTAAAAAATCAACATGGTAGATTTAATATATGATATTGAAATATATCCAAATTTATTTTTGGTTTGTACAAAAAACTGTGCAGATTTAAGTACAAATTACTTTGAAATATCTCCCA